CAAGCGGACATGGTTAGTGCAAGTGCCCAAACCAACCATGCCGCCGCGACTTTTCGGGCTACTTCCCCGTTAACCCGAAACTCTTATCCTGCGGGTTCAACCAACGCAAGATCACTGGTGCAACCGCTGCAACACCCGCCATTGCAAGTGTCTTTGGGTCAGTAACGCCCGCCATATAAAGCGCAAGTGCTGCTGCCATAAATGAGCGCGCCCATGACGCTGCTAGGGCTTTGGCTTTGTCCATTTTTTTGTCTCCTTCTTTGGTTTGTCTCCCGAAGTTGGAACTGCAACCGTTGGAAATTCGCCCTTATACGGAACGAACTTTGGAATTCCAAAACCGACAATTTCTTTTCCTGCACCGTACGAACGAACCTTCACCATGACCATTCCGCCATTGCGCTGATCGCCTGTACCGCTGGTGTTGCCTTCAATCGTCAAGCACGTCTTTGTGTCAATTAGTCCGACAACAATTCCAATGTGTGAAATGCGATCAACACCGTCGTGCGGAAAGTCCATGAAGGCTAGATAACCCAATTGCGGCATAGTCGACCAACGCTGAATTTCTTTAAATTTATGTGCGCCAACGGCAGTCCCAACGACTGAATGAATCTTGACACCCGCTTGCGCTGCACACCAGTTGACAAACGAACCGCACCACGGCAAACCGTCAGCCTTTGTGAACTTGCCGTATTTTGTCAGGTTGTCGCCTTCCTCAACCGTGCCCACTTCAGCTGCGGCTACTTCGATCAACCGTGCATTTGTACCCGCTGGATAAGTCACGAAAGTAGCAATTTCGCTTCGTCGTCAGTGATTCCTAACCGTGCTAACAATGCAGCCTTTTCAGTTGCTTTTGCCGCTTCTGCTTCGCGCTCGGCTTGAATAAGAGCGTCAATTTCCTTGCTTTGAGCAATTTCCTCATCTGTCATTTCGCGCTCAATAATTTCACCAGATGTTGCATTGTGTTCGATAACCATTGGTTTTTCCATTAGTTCACTCCGTAAAGTATGTAAGTGCCACCAGACCAACTTGCAGCGCTCTCCAATTTTAATTGAATTGAAGTGATTGCTGAAGTGGAACGATAAACAAAAGTGTTATGTGATGTGACATTCAAAGTTGTATCGTCTTTATAGAATGTATTAAAGAAACCAATTTTATTAGAATCAGTATCAGTGTAATCTTGCAATAAAATATCTATCTTATCTTTATTGTCGCCAGCATCTTGTGATGTATTTAGGAAAATTTGTGTAGATCCAGCAGATGTAGCGGTTGATGAACTGCTATTAGATGTGCCGTACAAACCAGTAGTGTCTGTATTTAATTGCATATAAACGGCTTTTCTGCTTGGTGTTTGTGGATTGCGAATTAGCAATCTCAAATCTTTGTAACTGCCGCTTATGCTTGTTATTGAAACAGTTGCACCGCTTAGTGTTCCCGTTGCAATAGAAGTCATTGAGCCGCTTGCGGGTGTTACCCATGCTGGGACACCTGCTGCAATACCAATAACTTGTCCAGATGTTCCAATGCCTAAACGCGCTGGGGTTGAACCGCTTGACGAATAAATCATGTCGCCTGTTGTTGTCATTGGGTTTGTCATGCCAGCAGAATCAGCACCCCAAACGAAATCCATGTCGGTGTTTGAATTTTTCTTTAACACCTGACCAGTCGTTCCGCCCTTTAGATCAGCCAATGATGTGTCTACGGCTTGACCAAAGACTTCAAAGTCTGCTGGTAAGTCGGTGACCAAATCACTCGAAGTTGGCATTTGCCAATTAAAGTTGCTTGTCGGATTTGCCATTTGTTCCCCTTTTCTAAGCCACTATTGTGGCATTTGCCCAGTCTAAAGTCGGCGACACGCTTGACCATGTTTCGGTAATCGGTACGTCGTTCCAGCGCATTGCCTGCAATGAGTAGGCAAGCGGTGAAAGCAACAAGGTCACTGAAAGTTGATTGTACGACGCCTGAAATCCCCAGCCTTCGACAAAGCCTTGAAATGTTCCCGAACTCATGTTCAACGGTAAGTTGTTCAAAGAAATCGCTTCGCCCATAAAAACGTTCAAAAGGTTGTCTCGGTCAGCGTCATCAATTTCAGGGTTTGTAAGATCAAAAGAAATCTGGCTAAAGATAGGCTGCGGGTTGGCGCGTAATGATAAATAAAACGCAGCCTGTGCATTGGCGTCAGCTGCGTCGTGCAATGTCGTTGTGATGATTTGTGCAAGATTTCCATAAATAGCAATTGATTCTGGGTCACTGTCTGAAACGTCGTTTTGGCTATTTGCGCCGTACTTGATTGTTATTGCATTTCGAACGTCGCCAACGCGTGTTTCAATGCGAAGTCCAGCAGCTCGCGCATGATTTGCGTCAAGATCGACATAACCGTTTGCAGCAAGGTATTGGGTGCGGTGCGTTGAATCGGCATAACCAATCCGTCCCAGACTGTCCTCGTAAATGTAGCCAAGCCCTGAAGTCGCCAATGCTGCAACCAGCGAATAAACGTCAATTGGGTCTGACCCACCACCACGCGCCGATAGATCATAATTTCCGGGGCGGTCGATTTCACCTAACCCATTGTTTTCAGCCGTCGCCCATGTCGTGCCCGCTGGTGTGTAAGTACCCCATGTGACCGACCCAGCGACCTGCGCCCATGAATTGAACAATACTGATTGTAAAACTTCATAGATTTGATCGCCGTCAAAATCCCGTGCAAGTGCGTCAGTAAAAATTACTTTTGGCAAACGTGCCAATGCGCCCAATGCAGTGATCGAATAAGTCTGCGTGAACGTTGTCGAACCTACGTCACGCACTTCCAATGCAATGTCAACCACGTTGCCACCAAAAATTGAAATGAACGTGTTTGATGTGTTTTTGATCTGAACCGAAATTGTTGAATTTATTGAAACGGGAATTGTCGTTTGTGTAATGTCGATAAGTTGAAGGTTGACGTAACCCGCTTGGGCTTGCTCATAAATGTTGACGCGCCCGCTTCGAATAGTCAGGTTTGCCAAGACTGCGTCGGTGTATTCAACGCCGTCGATTTCAACTTTCCAGACTGGGTTCCATTGGGTCATAGTGCAACAAGATTTCCAGCACCACCAGTGCCACGGTAGGCGGAATCGTTCAAAGTTTGAACAATTTGACGGGCTACGCCTTCTTTGTCAAACGCGCCGTTGACGGTCAAATTGATTGTTGTTCCACTGTCTCGCGCTTCTGCCATTCGGAAACTGCCGACATTAAATCCATTGGTTACTGTTCCGTTGATTCTGTCTAAAACGGCGTTTAAATTGGCTGACGCTTCTTGGGCTTTTTTAGACGCAGCCGCAATTGAAGGGTCAACTATAATTGGCGCATTTGTTGTTGAACCTGCGCCGCCCCCGCCGCCAGTAAAACCACCACCACCAGCGGTTGCGCCGCCACCGCCGCCCCCGCCAGCCGTTCCGCCACCAGTAACAAATGGTTGACCGTTTGGCATTGTTCCTGAAAAACCGCCCCCACTTGGTGTCGTACTTGAAAAATCCGTTGCAGTATCAAAACGACTTGCTAATGAATTAGCAGCAGCTAAAACACCAGCGGCAACTGCTGCGGCAGCAACGCCCGCCAATGGATTGAGTGCAAAATAACTTGCAACACCTGCAATGATCGAAGAAGTTTTTAAAGCATTGTAAGCCTTGATCAAAAGTTGAATAGCACCGATTGCAGCCGTAACGTAAGCAGATATTTTAGAAATTACGAAAACCGTTCCAATTACTGCTCCGACGGCAATGATTTCGTCTTTCAATGAAATAACCGTTTTGATAACGCTTTTGATTCTTTGTCCCCACTCGTAAGCAGACTTTTCGGAATCTGTTAGTCCGTCTTGCAAGCCACCTTGCCCAGTTAAACCGTCAACAAATTGTTGGACGATTGGAACAACGTCAGTCAAAATAAATGTTGTCAATTCTTGAACGACCGGCAATAACGCTGCACCAATTTGTTCTTGCACTTCGTCGCTTGCAATTTTAATTCGTTCAAATGCTTTTTGTGTTGAATTGGCTTCGTTATCAGCAAAACCGCCAAAAGTTGAAGTTAAGTTTTGGAAAACAAGATCAAAATCTTTCGATTTTAAAATGCTTTGATCGATACCCAAACCCAAACGACCCAACGCGTTTAAATTTCCGTCATAGGCTTTACCTAACGCGTTTGCTACCGCTTCCAACGGTTTGCCAGTTGCCGCGCTCACGTCTAAGGCTAAATTCAAAAGTTTTTGGGCTTCCTCAACATCTTTAGTTGATCGAACCAAACGTCCGAACGCTGGGCGCAACTGATCGTCCGTCACACCAATTGCAATGCTGGTTTTGCTTATGTATTTTTCGACACCAGCAATTTGAGCAGCAGTTGCGCTTGTCGTGTTCTCAATTGTCAAAGCAAGATTGCGTTGGGCTTTCTCATCTTCAGCTGCATTTTTAATAGCCGTACCGACATAAGCAGAAATTGCTGCACCAGCGGCGGCAAATGCGACTGTTGCTTTTTTAGCAAACGCACTAAATTCGTCGCCAATGGTTGTTGTTTTTTTACCAGCAGAATCCATGCCAGCCGTGAAATTGGCAATGTCTGCCAAAATTGAAAGTTTGAGAGTGCGACTGCCAGCCATTTAATCCCACTTCCTTATCACTTCAGAAAATCCTTCTTCCCAACGTTTTATGATATCGGGTTGAACCGAACGCAATGTTGGATAGATAAACCAACCGCGTGAACCGCGACCTTCTTTACCTGACCAGACTGGAAACTGCTTATAGCGATTTGAACCGAATTCATAACCGCCCCACAATTGCTGGGTAGTACCGCCGCCACTTAGTCTTTGTGAAGCAAAACCAAAAGAAATTTCGCCAACTTTTGACGACTTGGAAACCTTAGAACCTTCCGCAATTTTTGGTGCTACTTTGTTTCGTGAACTACTGTTTGCCGCAACAACAATTTTGCTGCGAACAAAATCAGCCAATGCAGAAGATTTTTCTTTTGCCTGACTTATGGCTTCTTCGTCCATGACTTTAAAAGCACGAATGACCGCGCGTAATTCGGCTTTGTCATACGCGACTGCTTCTTCAGCCATTCGAACGCCTTTCCATTATTTCGATCACTGTCAGAATGTCCTCTGCATTTTCAAAATCGTTTGGGTGTAGCCCTGTTGCAAGGGCTACTTCCCAAACTATTCGGCTTAGACTTCCGACTGGGTAACTTTTGGGTTTGCCTCACCAACACTCACGTCAGCAATGGTTTCAGTCCAAACCTCTAGGGTCTTGATTGGCTTACCAGCTGATTCACGCTTCATTGCATAGTAAGCAAGGTAGATAAGATCAGAAATTCCGATTTTTTCTTGCGCCTGTGCAATTGTGTTACCTGTGTGCTTTTCCCAACGAACCCACTCAGGGGGAGCAGCAACAAATGTTGCTTGCTCACCGCTGGTGAATTCGATCGTGATTGGTAGTTTCATTTTGTCTCCCGATTGTTTGTGTTAGAACGCTTCGGCTGGTGTGCCGATAACGGTGAACGATAGTGACACGGTCTGCGCGTCTGGTGCAGTACCGCCCGCGCTTGGAAACGCTGGCAGAATCTGGAATGTGAATGTCGCACCGCTTGCAGCAGTTAGAACGGTCGTAATTCCTGTGTTTGGTGCTGATTCGGTTGCGTTCCATAAACCTTCGCACAATGAACCAGTCGCGCCCCAGTCTGCAAGCATTTCGACGTCAAAAGTGAATTGGTCATCAATGTGTCGATAGACCTTGCCGTCTAAAGTTTGATATGTCTCAATTGTTGGGCTATTAGATAGAACCGCGCTTGTTGCTTGGGCGTCGTAATTATTGCCACCAATAGTAAAGGTGACGTCGCGCCCAGTTATTACTGTTGTTGGCATTTTTACTCCTTATGTCGTTTGTGTGTAATACGTTGAAACGTTAATGTCTGCGACGAGCATTGGTGATTGACCTACTTCAAGCACCGTCGGCTTCTCAACGACGCCGACAACGTATCCCGCGGGCATTGCCGCAAGAATTCCTATGATTAGTTTTTCCAGATTGTCTAATGACCCTGCGTTGCTATTTGAAGCAACAATTGCGGTGATCGCAAAATTGATTTTGACTTTGACTGCCGTTTTACCGATAAGCACGACTTCGCAATAAGGTGAATCTGGGACGACCACAATTGCGGGTGGAATTGGCGATTCTGGAACGCTTGGGTAAATGTTCGCGGCTAAGCCTGAAAACGCGTTGGCTAAGGCTGAACGGGTTTCGGCAATTGAATTGGCTGGCACTATTGCACGACCGTTTCAACGTCTAAAAACGGCATAAGTAATGTAGACACCCTATTTGTCAAACTTCTACCCATGCGATACGGCGTACTTTGAAAATCGACGCCCTCGATCTGACCGCCCGCTGCAACGCGTGATTGGAAAACTTCAACGCTGACTGCAAGCACGGCTGATTCAATTGGCGCACTGTTGGCATAGATTTCAGCTGCTGAATAACCTGAAAGTGTTGCCGTGCCTGTTGGGATTATGTCGCGCAACGTCACATTAGCACTGGTGATTGCTGCGGTAAAATGAAATTCTTTTACGTCAACAACTGTGACGGTTGCTGAAAACGGAGCAGGTAATCCAGCAACGATAACTGATTGACCTGCAACAAAATGATGTGGGCGTTGCGTGTAATACGTCGCCACGTTTGATTCTAATTTGTAAGCATTTACTGCTGATGAATTTGAAACCAGCATTGGCAAAATGACCGCTTCTGCGGTGTTAATAATTTCGTCTAAATAACTGTCTGGATAAAGTGAAACGGAAACGCCAAGCACACTACGCAATTGTTGCGTTGACACAATACTTGGCATTTCCGTTCCTCTCGACTGCTGCGCTACGTTCGGGAGTGACCGTAGCGCATGATTAGTTTGTTTTTGTTACGCCTTGTTATTCTTAAACGCGCCCGCTGCGATCTTT